GATAAATGAAATGACTGTTTCAGCTGTAATTAAATTGCCGGAAGCTCCAGACCATTTAACTAAAATGGGTAAAGAACAATGGCAAATAGTATGTAAAGAATTATATAATAAAAAAATGTTATTTGAAGTTGATTTAAGTTTGTTAGCTGCATATTGTAATGAGATGGCTTTATATTATGAGACTGAAAAAATATTAAAAGAAAATGGGAGAGTCCATTATTTTTATAATGATGATGGTACAGTTAAATATTCTCAGTCAGTACCAGAACAAAAAATTTCTAAAGATGCTTTAAACACAGCTTTAAAATTAGCCAGAGAATTCGGTTTTACCCCGTCTGCTCGGGCTTCTATTCCAAAACCAGAAATTAATGATACTTATACTGATGATTTTAAATTTTTTGAATAATGAAAAATGAATATTATTTAGATGAGCAAGAAGCTAAAAGAGTAATTGCTTTTATAGAAAGTTTCTGTTCTCACTGTAAAGGGAAATTAAGTGGAGAACCATTTGTTTTAGCAGATTGGCAAAAAGAAGAAATTATAGTACCTCTATTTGCAATGAAAAATAAAAAAACAGGATTAAGGAAATATAAGACATGTTATATTGAGATACCTCGAAAAAATGGGAAGACGTCCCTTATTTCTTGTATAGCACTTTATTGTTTATTTGCAGATTCAGAACGAGGGTCAGAAATAATTTCAGCAGCAAATGATAGAAACCAAGCCAATTTGTGTTTTGATATTGCTCGCCAAATGGTTTTAAATAATAAACAGTTATCGGAAAGAGCTAAAGTTTTTAGGAATTCTATTGTATATGAAAAAAAAGGAAATTTTTATAAAGCAATTTCCGCTGATGCTTTTACTAAACATGGAATGAACTGTAATGTTTTAATTTACGATGAACTTCACGCTGCTAAAAACCAGGAATTATGGGATGTTATGATAACTTCCCAAGCAGCAAGAGATGAACCATTAGCAATTGCAATTACTACAGCAGGATATGATAAAAATTCTTTTTGTTATCAAATGCACGATTATGCAAGTAAAGTCAAACAAGGTATTATTAAAGACGAAACTTTTTTACCAATTATTTATTCAGCAGATACTGAAGATGATTGGACGAAAGTGGCAACATGGAAGAAGGCAAATCCAAATTATGATATATCTGTTAATAAAGATTATTTAAAACAACAATGTGAAAAAGCAAAAAAATTACCAAGCTTTGAAAATACATTTAAGCGTTTACATTTAAATTTATGGACTACTCAAGAAATTGTATGGATAACAGATGAAAAATGGCAAGCGTGTAATTTAAAAGAAATAAAAGAAGACGATTTAAGAGGTAGAAAATGTTGGGCTGGATTAGATTTAGCTTCGGTTTCAGATTTAACAGCTTTAGTTTTATTATTTCCAAATGAAGATGGAACTTTTGATATTTTAAATTTTAACTGGATACCTGGCGAAAATGCTTATCAAAGAACTTTAAAATATGGAATTCCTTTTGATGTATGGATAAATGATGGGGTGTTATATTCAACAGATGGAGATATAACAGATTATGAAGTTATAAAAAATAAAATTTTAGAATTATCAGAAATATACAATATTCAGTCAATTGCTTTTGATAGATGGAATGCTTCAATGCTGGTTAACGAATTAATAGGAGAAGGAATTAATATGACTCCTTATGGACAAGGTTTTGTTTCCATGAGTTTTCCATCGAAACAATTGGAATCGTGGATATTACAAAAAAAAATAAATCATGGAGGTAATCCATTATTAAGATGGCAATTTTCTAATGTTCAAATACAGTCTGATGCTGCAGGAAATATTAAACCAAATAAAGCACGCTCGAAAGAAAAAATCGATTCAATTGTAGCTTTAATTATGAGTATTGGAGATTATATGAATGATAATAACAAGCCGATTGAGAAAACTATTTATAATGAAGATAATATAAAGTTTATATGAGTGTATATAATAAAAATATAATAAAATTTTTATCATTTGAGGGCTTCAATGAGAAGTTTGAATCTAATATGAGGTTATGTTCTACTTATAAAAAAGCTTATTTAAAGACTGAAACTGAATTTAAAAAGGTATTTGGAGAACAAAAGTATGCCAGTTATGACTCTTTTAGGATGGTTAGGAGCAGAAAAATAAAGAAAAAAGCATTAAAATGAGTCTTTTTTATAAAAAAATACGCTCATAAGTGACTGAAAACCAGTAAAATGTAAAAAAAACTATCATTTTATACACATTTTTTTACTTTTTGTGCGAAACGTAAGCTTTTTTTTGCTATATTTAAATATTATTAAACAACAAAAAACAAAAATGAAATTAAGTAAAATCAAATCAAACAGAACTTTCGGAGTTGAAATAGAATTTATAAATACTTCAGGTTTCACAAAAGCTCAATTAGCAGATGAATTAACAGACTTAGGTTTTAATGTTATTTCTGAAGCATATAACCATAATACAAGAGATAACTGGAAAATAGTAACAGATGGTTCTACAGATTTAGAATTAGTAAGTCCAGTTTTAAGAGGACAAGCTGGTTTAGATGAAACAATGAAATTAGCGAAAGCTTTAAGTGACTTAGGATGTTCAGTTAATCGTACTTGTGGGGTTCATGTTCATGTTGGTATAGCAAATGATACTAATAGAAATAAGGGGATAATTAATTTATTAAAATACATGCATGCAAACAGGAGAATAATAGATTCTCTAATGCCAGATAGCAGGAGAGAAAATAATAATAGATATTGTAAAGAAACAATGAACTTTCTGTGGACTGGGGCTCAAGTTAATAGAAAATTAAATAAAATTTTTAATCAAAATTACCATTATACTGAGTCTTTAATAACTTCAATCCAAAATTGGATAGGTGATAGTAGATATAAAAAATTAAACTTAAACTCATTTAGAAAATATGGTACTGTTGAATTCAGACAACATAGCGGAAGTTTAGATTCTCAAAAAATAGGTAATTGGATAGTATTTTGTACTTCTACTGTTGATAAATGTTTTAAAGCAAAACAAATGAGTGCTGTAATTAATCAACCGCATATAGCAGAAAGTATAATAAATTGCTTTGCTGTTGGTTATAACAGAAAAATGTTTAATTATGTTTGTGACAGGTTAAAACATTTTAATGTTCTTCCAATAAACATTATAGAACAAGCGCATAGAAAAGCAATAGAATTAAGAAGAGTATAGTAATTCTGAAGAGTCCTTAATGGACGAAACACCCCATCCTTTAGTTGTTTAATATTTGGGGTGTCAATTACAAAACAAAAAACAAAAACAAATGTGTGGATTAATTGGTTTCTCAGGTAAACAAAATGCGAATGTTAACATAATTAAAAAAATTATGAAAGCAAACGAAGCAAGAGGTAAACACTCTTCAGGTTATTATGGGGCAGAACAAATAGTTAAAGTTATTGGAACAACTAAAACTTTACATAAAAGATTAAATAATACAAAAACAAAAATTTTAATAGGACATACAAGACATAAAACTCATGGGAAAATAAGTCTTGAAAATCAACATCCTTTTAAATTTAATAATGTTATTGGTGCTCATAATGGAGTAGTATATAATTATGAAGAGGTAGGTAAAAAATTTAATTTAAAAAAGACTGAAGTTGATTCTCAAATGATATTTAAAGTATTAAATAAAACTAAAGATATTAGAAATTTAGGTAAATTTAATAATTCTTTAGCTACATTATTTACTATGGATGGACGAAAGTTATATGCATATAGAAAAAACAATCCTTTATGGGTTGGTAAAAGTTCTAATGGTGATTTGTATTTTTCAAGTCTTAAAGATGTTTTATTAGAATGTAATCTTCAAAGTATATTTCAACTTTTAGAAGGTAGATTATATATATTTAATGAAGGTAAATTGTTATATAAAAAAGATATTCAGCATGACCCAATAGCTTCTAAGCATAATTATGGTTATAAAAACTGGTGGGAATATGATGATGATAAGGATGATAGTCCGACGGTTTATTCTTATAATAAAAATAAACTTAAAATATCAAAACCTTATAAGAAAAAAGAGATGTGTGAAAACTTGCAAAGTAGAAACAGGACTTTGTGGGATGTGATGGGGTTAAGAAACCCTAAATAAAATAAGCTAAAATGTTAGTAGAGTATCATTTTAGTTTATACTAATGTACTTTGATTTTGAAACGAGGGGGAGATTTTGTTTGGTTTCATTATTCTCCCCTTCAATTAATAAATAAATAATTATGAAAAGAAGAAAAATAAAAATTGAAACAACTGAGGAATGGCAAAATATTTATAAAGCGGATGGACATACTTTTGTATCTACTTCGTATGAAGATTTAGTTAGGCAGTTTAGAAATATGTTATTTGATTATACAGAAAACAATAAAGAGTATATGAAAATCGCAAAAAGTTTGCATGAAGATTGGGATGGTTCTAAATTAGATGATTCTTCAGAAGAAGCTTTTGTGGAAAGTATGATTGAGACCGGGTATTTAAAACATATTGGAATAGTGCCCCCTAAAAAAGTTCATGAAGAAATAAAAAAAAAAGAAACAGTAAAAAGATTATTAAGTTTTGGCCCAGCTAAATTTGTTAGCACTCCAGGGAAATTAGGAATAGATGGAATAAGTCATAAACCTCAAGCTGACGGCCCTTTTGAATTTTAAAATTAAAAAATGAAAAAAACAAGTGATTATGTATTTGTATATGGAACTTTAAAAAAAGGATTTGGCAATAGTTTTCTATTAAAAGATTCTTGTTTTATTTCAGAAGCAGAAACAGTAAATAAATATGCTTTATACGAAAGGGGTATTCCGTTCGTTATAAAACACCAAAATGACACTAAAATAAAAGGGGAGGTATATAAGGTAGATTCATACACTTTATACCAATTAGATATATTAGAAGGCCACCCAAATGCTTATAAAAGAGAATTAGTAGAAATTAAAATTCAAGATTATCATATTAAAGCATGGTTATATTTTTATCCAAACCCAATAGGTAATAAAGTTAAAGATGGTGTTTATAAAAGATATTGAGTTCATACTCAATTTGTTTGTTTT